AGATCCGAACAAGGTTCTGCCGCCAGCATCGATATCCAACGCGAAATTGGCTCCAACGGTGTGTGTGTGAGGCGGGATTTCAGCGGTGATCAAAGTGTGCTTATCCTCGCCAGCCACGCCAGAAGAGGTCGTCGTCCCCTGTACCGCAACAGTTCCGCTTGCGGCAAAAGCACCAACTCCAACAGGGAATCGCGCCGCAAAGTTAGTGTCCACTTCCCACATTGGCCCACTGTAAGCCGATGGAGCATTCGTGTTACCACCATCATAAGTCTGAAGTTCGGTCGTCGTTCCGATGAAAATGCGGCGTTCATTGCTTCCGATATCAACCGGATGTTTACGCGCCCAGAATCCGCCCTGATACACCCACCAGTTACCATCGGCATCGAGCCACGGATAAATCTGGTTGTTCAACGATGGAACAGTTGCTCCAAAGTTGAAGAACGAGTTTCCAATCGAAGAAAGGAACGTCGCCTGTGTACCGCTGATGATGTCGTTGGCAAACTGTTGATAGTTCGCCGGACAATAGTTCAGCGGAAAGTTCGGAGGCGTGAGAGTGATTAGCGTAAGGTTTGGCATACTATTCCGATGAGTAGAAAAATTGGTTCAGGTCACACGACTCCAAGATGGAACAAGGAACAAGCACTGGCCTGCAATCACCAACAACCTGCTCCTGAACATCGTAGGCATGAACACGGATGCTCTTGATGCGGCAATAGCCAATGATCAAAAGCTGCATCTGAACCTCGAAAAGATTCCGTGTAGGAGTGCTGATTGTCGAATTGCACACGTTATCAGACGGTGTAGGCAAGCGCATCTTCGGCCTGTACTGCGGCTGATAATTGGTGATCGGCAGACATGAAGACGGAAACCCGCAGAGGTTGACGCGAGCGCATTCAGCCCAATCAGCCCACTCGATCCATCCTGGATATTGGTCAGGCTTGTACTTCGCCTCGAAGTTTACATCACCTTCAAGCTGATCGATGAAGATGTCTCCGCTATCAAGACGCTTCAAACCGAACGGAAGCTCGAAGTTGTATGCTCGAGTCTGGAACAACCACTGGATCTCCTTAGACCCGGACAGGTTGACATCGAACTTTCCGCCTTTTGTGACTTCCCAGAGTTGAATCTTTCCGTTCTGGCCACGGGCAAAGATCCAGCACTGATCGCCGTAAACATTTTCAGTTTTGACGATCTGAAGGATCTTTAGTCCTGTCCAAATCCCGGCCCAGGCGGGCGGCATTTTCTTCCGCATCGAGGTGACGAGATCAAAATCGAGAACACCAAGAGCGCGATGATAAACGCCATCGTTGTCATAAACAGGCTGCGTAGTCATCAGCAGTCGGTTATCGAACACGACAGCAGAACCAGACCACAGCAAATCGGTCTGATCGTTCTCCACGATGTTCACGATCTCACCGCTGATGGGTGTATTCCCCCAATCGGTGAACGAGCGTCGAGCGATGATGAACGAGCGGATGCCATCGACAGCGCGATAGAACACGTCTCCATTGACCGTGATGGCTGAACGCGCTCCTAGCGCACCGGAAGTGAGAAGGCTGATCGCTTGGATCGGGTAGGTCAGGTTCTTCCATGTGTCCCGATTGACCGGAGCCTGTACGGAGAAGACGTAGCGAGGAGTAAAGACTAGGAGCGGACCTTGGCCGAGCGAGGTGTCAGGATCGCCTGGGACGGCCATCGCCGTGATACCTCCTGAGTCCGACGGAACCGCGAAGTCTCCGCCTTCATTGAGGAAGGTGTTCTCGGTTTCCTTGAGAACACTGGCCCGCGTTCCGTCTCCATAAACGATGTCTGTCGCTCTGAAAGAGAAGCCATCGGGAAGCGCATACCAGATGCGTCCGTTGACGTAGGCCATGACTCTGCCGCACTTGATCTCGTTGTCATCAGCACGACGAAGAGTTGCTCCGTTGAAGATGAGCGGTTTGGAATAACCGTCTTGGATGACGACAAAGTTCTCAGCCTGAACCATCCAGCCGTCGAGCAGGTTGGACGCATTCTTCAGGTCAGGCGTGGTGCTGAGGTTGATGAACGTGTTTAGCTGAGTGTCATACAACCAGACTTCACCGCTGATGAGGGCCAGAATGTAGGTGCGTCCGTTGTCAGCGATGTAAGGCAGAGCGCATTGGAATACGCCACCGATTTCATCGGGTCCGTAACAATCTTCCGACCAACCGTCAGCAGTGACATTCGTTTGGTCAGCGGTGACGATATCATTGTCTGCGGTTACGGTCAGACAGATGCTGTAATCCTTTTGGACGTAACCGGGGCGAGGGGAGACAAAGCCTTCTCGGAACGATGAATTGATGGCGAAAGCGACCTGATTCTTGTCGATTTCGGACGGCATAACGCCTGTATCGATGCCGCCCTCGAACGTGACGGTGCCATCGGTGTAGCGTCTTGGTGCGCGTTCGCTCATCGTTTAAGCTTGGATACGCTGGACAGAGAAAGAGGATCCTTGATCGACGTAAAGATCATGCGTAGTAGATACGATTATTTCATAATAATCAGTAATAGCAGACGCCTGATCTATGTAATTTAGCGAGATTGGGTGATAACCTGAGCTACTTACATTAAAATCATTGGAAGCGATAATATCAGAACCGTTTTTGCGAATGTAAATGTAAACGGTTGCTGTGGCAGAAACAGCGGCTAAATTGAAATATGCATCGATTCTGTAATATCCAGTGAATGGAACAACGAATCGACCGTTAGAAGCGTTGAATCCAGAAGCAGTGTCGATTCCAGAGTAGGAAGCACCGGAATAGGTTGTAGCGTTGTATGGATTTGTGACTGACGGCCCAACACATTGAGGCGGGGTGCCTGAAACCCTTCGAGTGAAGGCGACGTAATTAAACGGAGCAATCGACGGAGCCGAAAGTGTGATGTTTCCGGCGCTGTTGGTGACAACAATCGGAAGGGTTCCGACAATTTCCTTCTGAAGGTAGGTGGTTCCGTCGCCAACGGGGATCTTGTTGGCAGGAGCGGTGGTTAGGTTGGTGCCGCCATTGGCAATCGGAAGTGTGCCGCTGATATCCGCAACCGGGATTGTGGCGGTGGTAGAAACGACACCGGCACCGCCAGACCCTGCGGTCTTCATGTAACCGGCAGCGAGCAGGTCAAGAGCGGTCTCGTTGGTCAGAGTTCCATCTCCGGTACGGCAGATGTAAGACGCTCCGATTGGCGCACCGCCAGAAACGCCAGGGGCACCTTGAGGGCCAGCAGCACCGGCTAGAGTGATAAGCGATCCAGAAGGAATCGGAGTCGTTGGAATCGCGTTCGGAATACCGAGAACACCGGGATCAGGATTTTTGAGTGCGATGGTTAGACCAATGACATCCAAAACCTGCATGTACCCGCATCCCTGAACGGAAACAAAAAATTGGCCCTGAATGCTCTCTGGAAGAAACGAAGAACTGTCTACGGTTACATAGACAAAAGCACCTTGAGCAGGAACGAGAAAAAGCGCGGTGGTGTAGCAGAAAGCGTTCTCGCCATTCGTCCCATTGGTTCCATTTGTCCCCGCTGGCCCTTGTGGCCCAGGGATGTTGACGGCATAAGAACTAGCACAGCATCCGCTCATGGGTTATGTTTTTCCCATAACCCTCGCAAAATCAACTAGGAAATCACTTCCATACAGCGCCGACCTTGATTTTCGGAGTGGCCTGTTTCCAAACGCCTGAAACTTTGATGAAAGGAGTGGTCTGCTTCCAAGTTCCAGCCACTTTGAGCCAAATCTTGTTGGATGGCAGAGATCCTTGATTTGAAAGAATGGTGAGAAGCATTACTCAGGATCGGTCTCCATTGGGACGGCAAACCCGCCCCGTTCGTCCTCCGAAAGCAGGACCGCCATCCCTTCGGCGATCAGGTTGTTTCCGGTCACGTCATCGACGATGGCCGATTGCCCGGCCAGCACCATTTTGCCGTCGATGTAGATGGTGAACAGGGCCTTGATCTTCATGCGAAGAAAATGTCGCCAATGATGTCGTTGAGACCGACAGCGGTGTTGTCCGCGTCTGCGGCTCCGGTAACCGTCGTCAGCGCGATGCCGGTGGAAAATGCGATGCCGCCTTCAAGGTTGAATCTGGCCACGCCGTTGGCAGGGATGCCGATGGTGCGGACGACGCCGGTGCCAGCCGTTGGTGTCGTGGTCTGGTTGTGCAGCTTGACGTACCGGATGGCGGCGTTGGTGTTGATGAAGAACCAGCCAAGGACGCGGCCGGCAGAACCCTTGACCACGGTCGCGTTTGTGGTCGCAGCGGAAACTAGATGGGTTCCAGACGCTGCCCCGGTCGCGTTGGCGCGGTATTGCTGGCCAACGTCACCGATGGCGGCAGTGCCAGCGACAAGAGCAGGTTGCGTGAAGCTCGTCGTGACCGTTCCCTGGATTTGCACAGGCAAAGCAGCCTGTTGTCCGGTGGGTCGGATGCCAGCGATGTAAGCGGGAACGTTAGCGTTGTCCTCAACACTCAGAAACCCAATCGTCCATGTCGTCGTGCTGGCTGGAGCGGTGGTGCCATTCCAGAGCCACAGATAGAGGTAAAGCTCCGTATCGTCGTCGGGGATGTTTTCGATGCGGCTTGCACGCGTCGTTACCGTTGGTGTCGTGGAACTAGCGACCAGCGAGTCAGCCCAGTTGACGTTGCGGCCGTCTGCATAGGTCTGCATGACGTGTCCTGGTGACGCCGCGGTGTTGATCGTGGCAGCGGTAACACCGCTATTCCAGCCCCTGCGCTGCGCGTCCACGTTTGCCGCCGTGGCCGTTGTGCCGGTGTACTGCGTCCACAAATAGTTCCACCCGAAAAGATCGACCGTGCAGGAACCGGAAGCAGGCCAACCAGCGACCGTGAAGTTGATCGTGTCAACGCTGGGAATCGAAGCGATGGCATAGCGTCCTGGCACGCCGTTGGCACCGTTGATCGCGCCCACCATCATGGACTGACCGACGTTCTCAGACGTGAAGCCGTGAGCGGTCAGCGTGACGGTTATGCTCGTTGCGCTGTTGATCGTGCAGGACAACCCCTCGCCAACCTTGTCGGCCAGCATGACCGCGAAGTTGTTGTTGGCGATGCGTTGCGAAAGGATCGTCTTGTGGCGAGCGGTCAGCGCACCGC